ATCTCTCTACGAATAGAGGTCAAACTATCATTACCACCTTTTACATAATGATAAAGATTTTGATATTCTCTGCGAAGAGATGTACGCCCACGTCCATCTAGATCCTGTCCTGTTGCAGATGCACCACCCGCAGCTTCCTTAGTAAGATTATCAGAAAGACTGCCAGTGTAGACAGATTGTTCATCAGCATTTCCATAAGGAACTTCACCCTCGGGGAGAAGACTGATGATTGATTCATCAAAGTTCCAAATAAAAACTGATTTTAAAGAGTCGTGTTGATAAGTTTTTAAAACTTCTACCTTTTTGGCATTACTTCTTTGCTTTGAAGCAAGTTCTAAAATCTCAAAAACAAAAGGATTTGTAGGAAGAGTGTCAATTGTTGTTTCAGTCGTCTTCTTCGTCTTCGTCGTAGTCATAATCGTTTTCAAATCTCACAGCTAAAATTTCGTCGGGTATTACATTCCCATTTGAATCAAACATCTCTGGATGCGTATAAACTGGTGATGTCTGGTAGAAATGCTCTTTCGCTAACCATCCTACCACACCTCCTACAAAAAAGAACATAATTGAGACCAATGTTCCTATGGTCAGAGTTACTGCTAGCATTTTTCTTCTCCAGAGAGTTTATTTTTTCCTAACATCAAAGTGAAATTCAATAAAAAAATGAAACTCTCTACGGAAAAGAGAGATCATCTTACCAAACTTCACTTGAAAAGTTTTTGGTTTTTCTGATCTTCTTCTCCTATTGCGTAGTAATAACTCAACACCCCGATTGATCTGGGGTTCTGAATTATTTAGTTTGTTTTTTGCGTCTTCCTGGTCGTCTATCATGACTATATTTCCAGGCATCTTCTAAGATACCGTACAAGTAGTTTCTTATTTTTCTTGCTTCGGGTTTTGGAATGTGCCCATAACCCTCACGAAGTTGTTTATGAATTTCATCAGCACCTCCTTCAAGATAATCATCAAGATCCGTTATAAGGTTGTTGATCTCGTTTGCGGTTTTGCTTTCAATGAACTCTTCAACTTCGTGTCTTCGTGATCCACGAATTTTTAAATAATCATAAAACTTCAAAACAAATTGTCCTTTGAAAGCATAGTCAATTGCTTTCTCAACATCACCATATACTTCGTGAAAGTTATTATCCATTAAACTAGATTTTGCTCCTTCAGATATTGAACAGTATCCGTGCATCCACCAATGTGGTTATCGTCTACAGTCACTTGAGGAAATGTAGAACCTTCACCAAATTCAGAATAAAACTCCTCACGAGTAAAATCTCTATTCAATTTGTAAACTACGTGCTGCAGTTCTGCTAACTCTAGCACCTGTTGAACTTTTGTGCAATATGGGCAGCCGTCTTTTGAATAAACTGTGAACTTCATAATTTTTTATAAACTGAAAGTTATTTAGCGTTAACTGGAATACCTTGACCTTCTGGCAATTTAATTTGTGGTAATAGATTATCCCAATATTCATCAAATTTTTCTGCAGGTACATCATGTACCACAACAATTTCAGACGTTGGAAGTGCTTTTGGAATTTCAATGTCCACAACAGGGCCCATTAAAAACTTATTGCGAGTATAAGTTCTATTCTGTGGGTCAAAAGAAATCATTGCAAGTGCATCAGACTCATCACCACAATCCAAAATCTTTCTTCCAGTCTTTTTATCAATCACAGAAAAATATTCTTCATTATACTTTTTCATTTTTAGAAGTCTTTTGAGTATTGTAATTTATCTTAGATGATCTGTAAAGTTGAGGCCAAGTGTCCCTAATAATTTCTGCCAACTTATAAGGTGTTGTGGACGATATCATATATCTTGCGTAATAGACATTATAAACATAAAGACTCCAAAAAGTATGAAACTTATGAGGATGAAGAACATAAAAAAAGGAGTTCTTGAGGAACTCCCTTATTTAGTTTTAGAGAGCATTTCCACGAGGTAAAACTTCTTCAGGAAACACAAAGTTCTCATGAGGTTGATCTACAGGTGCCATCCAGGCACGCAGACCTTCGTTCAGAAGAATGTTCTTCGTGTAGAACGTCTCAAACTCCGGATCCTCTGCTGCTCTAATCTCCTGACTTACAAAATCATAAGCACGTAGATTAAGGGCAAGACCAATGATACCAATGCTGGAAGTCCACAGACCCATGACAGGAACAAATAACATGAAGAAATGAAGCCAACGCTTGTTACTAAAAGCAATACCAAATATCTGTGACCAGAAGCGGTTCGCAGTAACCATTGAATACGTTTCTTCTTCCTGTGTAGGTTCAAATGCTTTGAAAGTGTTTGACTGTTCACTATCTTCATAAAGTGTATTCTCTACTGTTGCTCCATGAATCGCACAGAGTAGTGCTCCTCCTAGTATACCAGCAACTCCCATCATATGAAAGGGGTTGAGTGTCCAGTTATGAAAACCTTGCAAGAATAAGAGGAATCTAAAAATCGCAGCAACACCAAACGACGGCGCAAAGAACCAAGATGATTGTCCGAGTGGATACATGAGAAACACACTGACAAAAACAGCGATAGGCCCAGAAAACGCAATAGCATTGTACGGTCTAATTCCTACTAAACGAGCAATCTCAAACTGGCGAAGCATGAATCCGATTAGAGCGAAAGATCCGTGGAGTGCCACAAAAGGCCAGAGTCCCCCAAGTTGGAACCACCTGACGATATCCCCTTGAGCCTCAGGACCCCAGAGAAGAAGAAGAGAATGACCCATAGCATCTGCTGGAGTACTAACTGCCGCAGTAAGAAAGTTTGCACCCTCAAGATAGGAGGATACAATCCCATGAGTGTACCAACTCGTAACGAAACTTGTCCCAGTAAGCCAACCACCAAGAGCAAGATAAGCTGTGGGAAAAAGAAGAAGTCCAGACCAGCCAACAAAAACGAAACGATCTCTCTTAAGCCAGTCATCGAGTACATCGAACCATCCTCTTTGTTGAATAGGTTGTGAAAGTGTAGATGAAACCATTTATATCCTCCGAAATAAAAAGGGGTCCGAAGACCCCAGTTTTAAGTTTTATATTGTATCAACCGATTGCAGGTGCGGTGAGTGCAACAGGAGTTGACTCAGCAGCGGCAAGATCAAGGGGGAAGTTGTGAGCATTGCGCTCGTGCATCACTTCCATGCCCAGACCTGCACGGTTCAGAACGTCTGCCCAGGTGTTGAGCACACGACCCTGAGAATCGATGATGGACTGGTTGAAGTTGAAACCATTCAGGTTGAACGCCATAGTAGATACACCAAGAGCGGTAAACCAAATACCCACGACGGGCCAAGCAGCAAGGAAGAAATGCAGACTACGAGAATTGTTAAACGAAGCATATTGGAAGATGAGACGACCAAAGTACCCGTGTGCCGCAACAATGTTGTAGGTCTCTTCTTCTTGACCGAACTTGTATCCATAGTTTTGTGATTCATTTTCAGTAGTTTCACGAACGAGTGAAGACGTAACCAGACTTCCGTGCATAGCACTAAAGAGAGAGCCACCAAATACCCCAGCAACGCCAAGCATATGGAACGGATGCATAAGGATATTGTGTTCTGCTTGGAACACAAGCATATAGTTGAACGTACCAGAGATACCAAGAGGCATCGCATCAGAGAAAGAACCTTGACCGAAAGGATAGACCAGGAATACAGCAGATGCAGCAGCAACAGGTGCGCTATAAGCAACACAGATCCAAGGACGCATACCTAAACGGTAAGAAAGTTCCCACTCACGACCCATATAGGCATAGATGCCGATGAGGAAGTGGAAGACAACAAGTTGGAAAGGACCACCGTTGTAAAGCCACTCATCAAGAGAAGAAGCTTCCCAGATGGGGTAAAAGTGCAGTCCAATAGCGTTGGACGAAGGAACGACAGCACCAGAGATGATGTTGTTTCCATACATGAGTGAACCAGCAACGGGTTCACGAATACCATCAATGTCCACAGGAGGAGCACCGATAAATGCGATAATGAAACAAGTTGTAGCAGCAAGCAGGCAAGGAATCATCAGAACTCCGAACCAACCGACATAAAGACGATTATCGGTTGAAGTAACCCAGTTGCAGAACTGTTCCCAAGTATTCGATTGTTGACGTGAAGCGATTGAAGCAGTCATTTGTTTAAAAGAGTAGTAAGACCATCAGGGAAATGGTGGTTATACTATTCCCCAGTCACCCTCAGACTGGGCATGAGAGACGTAGTTTATACACCCTAGAGGTCTCGGTTTACGGGGTGTGGGCAATGTTAAGAATTATGAGGAATTCGTAACATTTGTTTACCTATTTATCATATTACCGTTCTTTAATTCTGTCAAGCCTCAAAATGGGAACAGTTTGCTAAATAGTTGCAGTGTTTATCACGCAAGAAAAATGAAGAAAGTTCTATTGGTTCTTTCTACATTATTCTTAGTTACTCCTGTTAGTGCTGCTGAAATTACATCAAAAATAACTGACTCTATTCAACTTGGTGTTCAGGGTGCTGCGATACAAACAGAGAGAGTAGGTGGATCCTATTCTGTCTCAGGTACAAATATTAACGTCACTACTCTTGGTGGAGTTGGTGGTGCAGGTTCATATGATATTAATACAAACGGTCAAGCATTTACTTTCTCAGAGACTACCAGAGCTGCTGATACAGCAGTCACCACTGAGTCGGTCAGTAATGGAGTTATTGCTTCTCCCAACATTTATGGGAATACTACTACTCAGTTAGCGGGAGACAAAGGTACTCTTGCTGGAACTTTAAGTGGAACTGGTGTTCCTACTGTAACTGCTGGTGGTCCTGGTACAACTGCTACGGCACAAAGAACCATTGAATTGAGCGTATTCAAATGAGAAGAGTCCTAGCAGGCATTTGTCTGCTAGGATTTTCCTCCCCCGTTCTAGCGAATACGGTTGTGCCTAATTTTACAAGGGGGACAATTACAGCAGAAACTAAATCTCATACAGAGATTGTAGAAACGATTAAACAAATAGAATATACCA